GCCTTTTTGCGCTACCCGCAGTTCAGGCTGTTTAGGGTCTGGCAGGTCATGGGTGCCACGTTAGCACAAGACGGGGCGGAACTCGACAAACCAGGCGATGCGTTTTTTGTTAGGCCGTTAGACAGGCACACAGGGCGCTTGCGTTGTTTATCGTTACACATTAGAATCTTTGCTATGGGTGGATGCATTGTTTGTGGCGGTTCGGTTGCTAATCCTGCGCGTGGTCGCAGGCCAAAGTTTTGTTCTGGGCGTTGTCGCGTGAAAGCGCACCGCGATCAGAAACGTGTTGTCAAGGCCGTGCCTGCGGAGTTGCGTGAGCGTGCTCGGTGGATTCGTCATCAGCAGAAACGCCCGATGGCTGTTGGTGGTTGGTGGGCTTCGGTCACGGATCCTTCGCATTGGTCAACGTATGAGGATGCAGCTGATTCGCCTCACGGTGACGGGCTCGGTTTTGTGCTGAACGGTGACGGTGTTATCTGCATCGACCTGGATGATTGTGTTGTCGATGGTGTGCCGAACTTGTTGGCTCATCAACTGATTCAATCTTTGCCTAAGACCTATGTGGAGTTTTCGCCCTCTGGTCGTGGGTTGCATATTTGGGGTTTTGGCACGTTGACTGTTGGTCGGAAGTTCGAACGTGACGGGTTGAAGATTGAGGTGTACCCGAATGGGCGTTATCTGACAGTGACGGGTCGCGCTTACCGTTCGGCTCCGTTTGCATTGTTAGACCTGACTAGGTTGCTAACCTAGAGTCATGCCTAACCCTCCGAAGCCTATTGAACAAAAGCGTCTGCTCGGCAATCCCGGCAAGCGTGCCATGCCTGGGGAGGAAAGCACAATAACCCTGTTTTCTGGGAAGGTTGAACCGTTGTTCCCGCTTGGTGAAGCCGGTCAAAAGCTGTGGGACTCGGTGTTCAATGACGGTGAGTTGTGGATTTCCCCGCGCACTGATGTTGCTTGGTTGCAGGTTGTGTGTGAGTTGTTGGATCGGCGTGAGGTGTTGAAGCAGGAGTGGATGGCTGACCCGGCTGACCGCAAACTGAATATGTCTTTGCTCGAAACGGAGAAACTGCTGCAGTCTGGTTTGGGGTTGCTGGGTTTCACGCCTACGGATCGCAGTCGTCTTGGTGTTGCTGAGGTGAAAGCAAAGTCGAAGCTTGAGGAGCTGATGGAGCGTCGTGCAAACCGTGAGCAGTAGTTGGCCTCCGAAGTGGTTGACGCCTGTCCCGGCTGAGGCGATTGAGCGTGGCAGGGTGATGGAGCCTGTTGCTGATTTTGTTGAGGGTTTTGGGCGTATTACGAAGGATTCTGTTGCTGGGCGTGCTGGTGGCCCGTTGGTGTTGAGGGATTGGCAGAAGGATTTACTCGAACATTTGTTCGCTTGGGATGAGGATGGGCTTCGTCACCGCATCAGCTTGGTGGGTATGCCAAGAAAGAACGGGAAAAGTGCCCTCGGTGCTGTCCTCGGACTTTACAGTTTGATACTAGGGCCGAAGGGGGCCGAAGTGTACAGCGTAGCTGCGGAAAAGGAGCAGGCCCGCATCGTGTTCGCTGACGCTCGACGAACCGTCGAAGCAAGCCCTGAGTTGACGGCCATCACGAAGTTGTATCGTGACGCGATTGAGCTGCCGAAGTTCAACTCGGTCTATCGCGTGCTGTCTGCTGAGTCTGTGACCAAAGAAGGTCTATCCCCGACGACGGTAATATTCGATGAGCTTCATGCGCAACCGGATCGTGAACTGTTCGACGTGTTCTCGCTGGCTATGGGTGCCCGTGGGAAACTGGCGACCATGATTGCCATCACAACTGCTGGCGTGCGCTCAGATCGGAGCGGACGCGATGGAATTGCTTTCAGTCTTTACGAAATGGGAAAAAAGATTGCACGTCGAGAAATCGAGGACCCGACATTCTTCATGGCGTGGTGGGAGTCTGAGGGTGACCACCGGTTGAGAGAAACGTGGGATGAGGCAAACCCTGGCTTCGGTGACCTGAACGCTGAATCCGATTTCGAGTCTGCTATCCGCCGAACACCCGAAGCTGAGTTCCGTATCAAGCGCTGCAATCAGTGGGTGTCGTCTGTGGAAACGTGGTTGCCTGCCGGTTCGTGGGATGAGTGCGCTGGTGAGGTAACCCTAACTTCGGATGATGAGATTGTGCTCGGCTTCGATGGCTCCTATAACGGTGACGCTTCGGTAATTGTTGGTGCTGTCATGCCTAAAGCTGAGGGTGACCCTGTGAAGGTGTTTCTGGTGAAGGCGTGGGAGAAAGACCTGGAGCATGACCCTGATGATTGGCGTGTGGACATTAGCGAAGTGGAGCAGACTGTGATGGATTTCTGCCAGAAGCACACTGTCCGTGAAATCGCCTGTGACCCTTTCCGTTGGCAACGGTCAATGGAGGTGTTGGAGAACCGTGGCCTGCCGGTGGTGTCTTTCCCGCAATCCCCGCAACGCATGATCAAGGCGTGTGCGCGTTTCTATGATGCTGTCGCAGAGAAGAAGCTTATCCATGATGGTGACCCGTTATTGGCACGTCATATTGGCAATACAGCGGTGAAGTTGACTCCTGCTGGCCCGCACATCAAGAAGGAGAACCCGAACTCGCCCCGCAAGATTGACGCAGCGGTGGCAGCAATTCTGGCACATGACCGTGCCTCCGGTAAGATAGAAGAACAGGTTATTCCTGAGTTTTTCGGTTAGGGGCGAAATGGCTACGGTTCTGCAAGTGGCGGGAATGACCGCTGTAACGGCTGGTGCTCTAGTGTTCAGTATTCCTGCCGGTTTGATTGTCGGGGGCGTGTTCTTGTTGGTTGTCGGTTTCGCATTGGGGAAGTAATCCGTGGTTTTGAATAGGCTGTTTGAACAGCGTGCGATTTCTTATCAGACTGTTTTCGAGGCTGGCGATGACTTAGTTTTCGGCAACTTGTCTGACACTTATGTGGACAGTAAGACCGTGTTCCAGGTCAACGCTGTCTATTCGGCTGTGTCTTTGATTGCTGACACGATCAGCACACTCCCTGTGGATTCGTACATTCGCCTGGATGGGCAACGTCGTGCTTTCCGTCCGAAACCGGCTTGGGTGCAACAGCCTGACATTGCTTTGCCTCGTACTGCGTTCTGGAACTCCGCGATTGTGTCTTTGCTCCTCGATGGCAACTTGTTTGTTCGGATTGTGCCTGCCCGTGATGGGACTGTGGCGAACCTGGTGGTCTTGAATCCTAAGACTGTGACGGTGAAGCGTAACGCCCGACAGGAATTGGTTTTCGAGGTTGAGGGTGAGTCACGCCCGTTGACTTCTGAGCAGATGATTTTCATTCCCGACGTGTTGCGCCCTGGTCATGTGCGTGGTGTGTCCCGTGTGGAGGCTTTGAAGGAGAACTTTGGGCTCGCGCTCGCCCTGGAGCGATTCGTCGCGACCTTTATGGGGCAAGGGACAAATCTCAATGGCGTGATTGAATACCCTGGGAACTTGACCGCTGAGCAGGCAGAGAATCTCCGCACTAGCTTCGATGTGAAGCATAAGGGTTGGCGTAGAGGGCATCGGACTGGCATTCTGTCTGGCGGTGCAACGTTCAAGACTACGCAGGTGGATCCTGAGTCGGCTCAGTCGATTGAGGCTCGCAGATTGGCTGTGGAGGACATTGCTAGGGCGTTCAATATCCCGGCGCACCTGCTGAACATCCCCGGCACAACAACCTACGCAAGCGTCGAGGCTAGTGGATTACAGTTCATCACTCACACCGTTCGCCCCATCGTGGCGAAGCTCGAAGATACGTTCTCGACACTGATGGCTCGTTACCCTGGTGGGGAAACAGCGTTCATCAAGTTCAACCTTGACGGGCTGGCACGGGCAGACCTGCAGGCACGCATGAGTGCTTACAGCACAGGGCTCCAGGCTGGATTCTTGACCATCAACGACGTTCGACGCCTCGAGGACTTGTCCGACATTGAGGACCCGGCTGCATCGCAGGTGCGCGTCCCACTAGCGAACATGAATATTGAGGCAGCCGACCTTATCGCTGATGAGAAGCGTGTGAAGATGGCGCAGATTCTTGTGCTGTCTGGTTATGACCCCGCTGAGGCTTTGGCTGCTGTCGGTCTTGATCCGATTGCTCACACTGGTTTGGCTTCGACTCAGTTGCAACCTGTTTCGATGATTGACCCTGAGAACCCGAGCGCTGTCTACGAGGTCGAATAATGGCTCTAATTCATAGACTGG